AAGTACATCCTATACTTAAATCTTTCAATCTATATCAATCGCCCTGCAAAGCTATCCGGTATTCGTTTCACCTCAAATCCGCCTTCATTGACATACTCTCCGCCATAAAAGGTTAGCATTAACGCATCACTAGTATCTGGTGATAGCAATCCTCGCTTTTTAGCATCTTCTTTTCCTTCAATCTGTAGTCTGTCACTTGAGTCGTGTTTATAGCCAAGACTGCATAAATCGGTTTGTAGTTCATCAGAATCTGGTATTTCCACTGGCATGTCTTGTATTATCCAGCTACGCATGCTGTCCCATAATTCAGCACGCAGATTTTTGTAGCGTTCTGGCTCCATGGCGGCGCGTGCAACATTCACGCCTTCAACCATTCCATATCCAAGTTCATGCAATCTGTCACAAACTCCGGCACCTATCCCAATGGAGTCTATGCACACTCGACGCGGCAATTCTTTGTCAATCATACGCCTTATTATACCGACTAGCTCCATTGTGTCCAGGTTGTAATGCGTTTCTAATTTGTAAGCACGGCGACCTTTGCGGCGAATTATTGCCGTGCGGTCACCGCCTTTGCGTGCTGGATCTATGCCTATCACAAGATTTGCTTGGCTGTCAACTTTATTCTTTCTAGCCTTAATCACATGCTCAATATTAATAAACGTATCGGTAATGGAGCTTAAAAAAGCCTCACTATCAGTAAAAGGATATTCCTGCCGAAACCTCCGACACTTTTGTTCATAATCACCCTTTATATCCTCAAGCTTAAGTCTTCGCCATGCAAGGTGACCGGCTTTAAGTCCATTACTACCAAACTGTTCTATCCATTCTTTTTCATCATCCATCGGATTAAAACATGTATCATCAATGCAGTATTCATCTTGCCAATACCATGGCACGAATATTGCTTGATAACGGCTCTTGCCATTCTTAGCCTCTTGCCAGTCGCAATAAAAATCATTATCAATGCCATTGGCCGTAGATTCTTTGATAACCTCCGTGCCTTCAATCTCAGCAACAGTGTTCATCAACCCCATACCAATACTAGCAGCATCTTTATAAAATGCATATTCGGATAGGTGCAGATACTGGTTGGTCATGCCGCGGCCTATTTCAACGGAACCGGCAGTACCAACCCTGTAACCGGAGCCAATTCTATCGTACATTAAGGTGTTATCGTTTTTCTTATCGGGTTGAGGGAATAGGTCTTTATCAAGGTTTTCGGAATAACGTTTAGTCATTTCAAATATTGCCCGGGTTGCATCCGAGAGGTGGGTGAGGATGAATCCTTTCTTGCCACGGTTGGTGATGATTTTATGAAAGAATCGTGCTTGAACGTATGTGGAAACACCTTGTTGACGGCCTTTAAGTATTAGTGCACGTATCTTACCTGTAGCTTTTAATTGAGCCTCTAATCGTTCATGAATGTATTGCTGGGCCCTATTGAAACGGAAGTTGCAGGCCGTACCTGATTTATCGTGAATAATGAGAAAGTTTTGTGCAAATGAGGGTAGTGATTTAAGAATGCGTATTAGTTTATCCTCGGACATTAATTATCCTATTTTAAATAACTTTCCAATGACATACTACCCGACATAACGATATTTCCTGTCCTTTCGTCGATAAGATCGTAAATTCCATTCTTATTCTTAATGTTTTTAAGGTATTTCTTCATCTCAGGATGTTCGCAATAATGAATCCAAGTAAAGTTTGTTGTTGAATCTTTTTTTGCATTAAAAATAAGTTTAACGTTGCTCATTCAATGACCTCTTAAATGTTATGTATTATTATCAAACCATGCATCGAATTCTTTTTCAACATAAACATTGGGGTCTCCACAAAAATAGGCATAATATACACATTCATCATTCAGATAAATCAAGCGCTGATGCTCTTCATCTGTCATTCTATGGCCACAATCGTTGGTGCAATTGGGGGAAGCACAAAATGTTTTATCTAAGTAGCTCATTAATATCCTTATCAATGTGGTGACAATCGTCAGGCTCTTCCCCTGACTATTCTAACGCCGATCCAGAGTATGTTAGAATTTCTGGATATTGGGCCTCGTTTCGCATAACGCCTCGATTGTCATTATTCTATCTCTTTTAGTTCATCGGATTGTTGAGTTCTAATTTCAACAAGCAGAGTATTAATATTAGATACCAATCCTGAAGCATCGCCAGTGGCTATATCATTTTCTATCATAAATTGTATCTTGACCATATAATCGCGTGCTATTTCTATCAATTGCATGATTTGTTTTTCACTTATTTTCATTCAACGATTTCCAAGCATTTTTTGCATCTTGTAAGCTGATAATCATAATCTATATATTTATCTGCATGCTCACAATTGCTGTCAATCATGGATTGTATTTTGTTTCTTAATTTAATGAAATGCTCGCCATATCCGGTTGATTCCCCTACCCAACCTAATCCAAGATATAGGTTTTCTAATTCATCTTTCGTGAAGTCATTCATTTATACGCTTCGCCGCAACTCAAGCACTTACCGTCTTTTATAATACATGGATTGCATTTCGTATCTTTAACAAGAGCTCCTTGCATCTTTGCCATTATCATGTCCGTTTCAGCTTTTTCTAGACAATATAATATTTTAGATACATCTTCTTCATTCAACCTAATGGATACAGCACAATTGGCATTTAACTCAACCGAGCGCACCCCAATAACCAACTTATCATCACCAGACAAATGTGGATAAATTAGGCATTCAGTATCATTTTTAATTGTCATTTATAAAACTCATTTAGGAATGGGAAATAAATTGTCTGAATAATTACCACATAAAGGGCATTGTTGCGGAAAAAGCTTTTCGCCTAATTCTTTTATATTCTTTTGTGTATTATTTGCAGCTTGCTCGATTGTCGGCAATCCAAAAGATTTTATATCGCCTTCAAATTCAGGATTCATGGATTCTAGTTTTAATTTTGACCAGTGCTCGATTTGAGATTCAACAAGGGCTTCACGGGATGGATACATAATCTTACCAAAGGCATTCGGGTTCGTTTTTTCGCAACCAGCATAACCCTCTCCATCTAAGTATTGTGTGGATTCTATTTTATTATTTAGTAGATACCACGCATCTTTGTATTTAGGTTTTTGTTTATCAGACCGAGTTAATTCAGTTAACTTTTGAATCATATCTTTAATTGAATTAAATGTAGTGGGAACTTGATTAATAATAAATTGGCATGGCACGTTAACATAACAGCCAAAACAACAATTATGCTCTATGACAATAGCGTCACCAGTTATATTATGGTATTTCTCGGCTAATTCGTGCGCAAGTTTTAGATTATAATAGTCAATCATTCAATAACAATCCATGCATCCGACATGACAAGGAACAAATCAAGCTGAGGGAGATAACCATGCTTGCATGGCTTAGCGAACACTTCATCTTTAACAAGCAATGTACCCGGATGAAACATATCATCGATAGAGCCGGCGCCCATGTCCTCATGTTGATAATCGCCTTTCATTTTAACTATCGACATAGCATCACTCAAACGTTCACCCATTATGGACACATAGCAACCCATAAAATAAATATCTTCATCGAAATTAGGGTGAGTTATTTTATTGCCTTCTCGCATTTGCGCTAATGCATCTTCAAAGTTCATTTGTTAATCCATAATGGTGCCCATTCACGCACTAGAGGGCTGCTAGATGAAACCTATCTGGGGTTGCGCTAAATATTAGTAAGGTTATTATAATTGATTTAAATGAATTGTAGCAAAGATTATTCTACTAATCTATCAATAAGCTTTTCGACAATGCTGTCGCTAACGGATTTATTTTCTGATTTATCTTCTTGATAGTCGGTGCGGAATCGGTTCTTCATGGTGAAGATCCAACTTGTGGCCGTGAATTTGTCAATTTCACCAAAAGTACCAGCCTCTCCCCTATCTTCCCAATAAGCTTGACATGCATCCTTCCCTCGCCTAATGGCTTTTGCAAATTCAGGATGCTTTTCAATCCAGTCATATATTGTATCTCGGCAGACCCCTAAGTCCGTTGCAAGCCGAGCAATACTTTTTCCTCTGGCTAAAATCTGCCTAGCTTCTTCGCAAAGTGATTCATTATATATCAGATCGGCCATTATAGTGTCGATACCTTAGGGCCCAGCTTGTTCATTACGCTTTTCACCACGCAATCCGCCGCCAGCTTCACCAGGCTCACAATACTTAGGCTGGTCACGATTTTGCTCAGCAACACGACG